CAGCTACACCATTATCATAGCCATCTATTTGCAACTCTTTAGAGTTTCTAAGTTGCATAGATGTCAAAAACATAGATGTTTCACTAAAGTCTATTAAAGGTATTAGCTCATTATCCATTCCAAATATAGATCCCTTATAACCTTTAACCTTCTTAGTAGAATATCCTCTAAACTCTATAGTATTCCTACTACCACACAGATTATTAACTTGTTGTAAGCTAACAGAATAGTACACTGGCTCTGCAAGCTTATTGATAGATGTAGTATCTCCCGCAGGTAGATTACCTAACTTCTTAAAGTAATCAAAAAACATATCAGGCTCTATAGGATAATAATCTTGATAAAACTTTCTAGTAGTACCTACAGATATCTCTAGCTCAGAGAATATCTGTACAGCTTGAGCTATATCTACATTAGCTTCAGGTAAAGAGATACATAGTCCATAGAAAGGTTTAGTAGTACCATCTCTTAGTGTAATCTTATCTACACTAGATACGTTAAATACCTCATAGCGTAATTTTCTCTGCATTTGAACACCGATACGTATGCTACCAAAAGACTCTTTATCATAGTAAATAGAAGGTACATCTAAACCCATTCTGTCTGCTTTAGCTCTCTTAATAGTAGCAGGATCAAATATAACTCTATTTATATTTTCACCATAAGAGACATACTTAGCAGATTCTGTAGAATATGCTTGCCAGTTAGGTAACTCTTTACCCTTAGTATTATCCACAAACTGCAATACTAGATTTTTATCTTTAGGTACGCTTTGAGTTGAGTAACTATCTGAAAACATAGGACGAGAGGTAAACGTCTTTGTGTCCATTTCTGTATAGAGTACTTCTCCTTTATATCTAATCTCTATACAATACTTTATAATAGGATCACTTTTCCAATAGTTGTACGTCTTAGGTAATCTGACATATATTTTAGGATTAGTCTTAATAAGGTCTATATTGATAGTACTGAGAATCTTATTAGAAGTTACTCCTGCAAGAGTTTCTACCCAAGTATCTATGTAGTTTCTATATCCTCTAGCAACTAATATATCTGTTAGCTGTATCTTTTTAGCTGTTATCTGCTCTTGAGTGATTGTATAGCTCTTCTTCCAACCTAAGGTAGTATTGTTTATCCATAGGGTATCTCCTGCTTTCCAATTAGCTGCAGGAGTAATATCCATAGCTGTAGTCCTAGTAGGAGACTTATTATATGTCTTCTTACCTAATATACTCTCAATTCTACCCTCATTGCCAGCAAGGTCTCTAGTTATGATATAGATTGGAGTATTGTAAGGCAATAGTTTTGTAGTACGTATAGTTATCTTCTTATCAGAACCAACTACACCTGTGCCTATAAGCTCATTAGTAGCTGTCTCATATATAGAAATAGTAGCTCCTACTTCGTCTATTGTTAAAGATAGATTAAAGTATCTAGGGTTCATCTTATCAGAAGCTTCCTCATCAAAGACAGCAAAGATATGCTTCTCTTTAACCTCTCCCTTAGCGAATACCTTACCTTTAAGGTCTTCTACATTTAGGACTGGGAGATCACTCTCCCATTCTCCACAACCTAGTAGCATAGCCATATCAGACCCTTCCTATATGTATTGTATTCTCATCTTCTATTGTGTAAGCAAACACCTCTACATCTCTTAGATCGTAAGGTATTTCTCTCCATTTAAACCTACTCTCCCAACCCATTATGTATGCTGCACCATGTACAATGATGATACCCTCTAATACCTCACCAGATCTTTTAGCTAAAGCTTTATCCATATTGAAAGTAGACATTTTTGTAACGGCAGTTAATGTAATCTTAAAATCTAAGTGAATACCACTATCATCAGCAAAGCGTAATACACCATCTACTGGATTAGTGAAAATAGTTTCGGTATGCCATTCTCTCTTAGCTACTTCAGCTTTAGGTAACTCAGACTTATCTAATACCTCTTTCTTAATAATTACATCACCATTAGGCTTAACAGTGATTACCTTCTCAGTAATAGTATTGATAGTATTAGTAACCTTCTCAGGAAGTTTCTCATAAGGTATAAATCCTTCACTATTATAGAATACTAGATACTTCTTAAATAGATTAGCTGTAGTCTGATTACCTATTACATACTCTCCAGTAGCTTGCTTCTCTAAATACAACGTAGGGCATACATTATCAGCGAAGTGTTTAAGAACTCCCTCTACACCTATAGTTCTTACCTTATTGCGTACATAAGTAGTCTCAGGATTACCTTTACCATTTATATAATGCTCAACACTCTCTATATTACCAGAAGCCGTATAACCTTTAGCATAGGCTACACTTCTATATACCATTAGAGAGTATTCTGGTGGTAAATCCTTAGTAGCTGTATTCTCTTTATCTACAAAGATTTCTCCAGCTGTTAATGGTGTTTCAGAGTCTATTCCCTCAGCATTAAGATCTAGGATATCAAGGTTCTGTATCATAGCATCTCCGTTTCTATTAACACCACATACAACCTCATAAGAACCACCATTAATAGCATTCTTGAACATATCTCCAGTAGCTTCTGCTCCATATAGATTGTAGAGTTTTAGAAAATACTGAAATGGTTTAGAGCCATCATCTTCTGTCAGTAAATTTCCAATATGAGGATCAGACCCTGTTAAATGTTCTACTAATAGTTGCACAAGTACGCTACCAGCATCTGGATGATCTGGATCAGCTACACCGTTTAAGATATTGATAATAGTCTCTTTACTAACAGGAGCTGGTGTACCACCTGTAGTAGGTATTTCAGCTATCTTAGCATCAACATACTTCTTAATAAGCTTTACAAGCTCATCTTTGAGTGCTACTTGATCTATGGTCTTACCAGCTAACTCAGCCTTCTGAAGCTCTTTATACTTCTCAAATAAGGCTTTAATGACCTTATCTACCTCTTCATTACCATTAGGTATCTCCCACTTAGAGAATAGCTCTGTAAAGTTAATATCAGTAGCTCCTTTAGGTGTTCTAAGGTAGAAATACTCTGTAGCTACTTTAGGATTAGTTAGGGTATCTCCTGCTAATAATCTAGCCCAGATGATCACACCATTAGCTAAATCCATAAAGATAGCTCTGTGATCATTCTTGCTATCTTTCTTAGTCCTAGTTCTTAGATCAGTCAGTATCTTATTAGTTTGAGTACTCCTATAAGTATCTAACTCACTCTTCTTACTATCCCAAACAGCTTTAGTAATCTCCCCTTCAGGGAGAATTACTTGCTTATCTTTAGCTGTATATACTTGATATTTGATCATATCTCTGCTCCATTGCCTTCATCTTCTCCTGGTGTAGGAGTTGGTGTAGTACCACCTTTACCAGTTACGTTAGCTACTATATCAGCTTTGATATCTCCATTAATTGTAGCTGTAGTGTTCTTAGTTTCAGTGATAGTATTAGTTGCTGTAGCTTTCACATCCTTAGTAACGTTTGTAGTCTCAGTATTAGTTGTAGTTATAGTATTAACTATCTGATGACCTATGTAAGTCTCTTTGATATGAAGCATCTCAGCTTTGATAGCTTCTAGCTCTTTATCTTTCTCTGTCTTAAGAGCTAGTAACTTCTCACTAAAGCTATTTGCCATTTCAGTAAGCTTAGTATTCACATCTAGCTTAAAGTTAGACATATCCACCTGCATCTTCATTAGAGCATTCTCTAGTGGTAATAGAGCGTGAGCTATCTGCCCTAGCATATCGTTAGCTTTGTCTTCAATAGCTTTATTAGCTTGAGCTATGGTGTTCTCTAAATCACTCTTAAACTCAGCTATCTTATTAGGTAGGTCTTTATAAACCTCAATAGCCTTAGTAACATCTGCCATATTGGCTACGATAACCTTTAGGTCATCTTTCATCTCTAGTAATGACTTATAAGTCTCTAGGTTAGCTGTAAAGACTTCTAGTATCTTGATACCTCTAGCAACTATCTCAATAGCTAATAGATGCTTATACACAATATCTATGTTAGATATGTCTGCATATACACCCTTAATCTGATCTAGGTTATTATATAACGTCCTAAATATCTCTTCATCTTCACTACAATTTACAAAAGACTCTCTAAAGGCATAGATAACATCTAATACCTCTTTCTTGTTCTTGATCTCGGTAAGTAGTGGTATTTGATCTAGAGTATCCTTTAGTACCTGTAGATTATCCTTTAGAGTTACCATAGTATCTTTCATAGTAGCTAAGGTATCTATGTTATCAACTGAGTTAGATACTTTCTCAATAACATTTACTTTAGCTAGAACATTATCTATACTTGTCATAGCTCCTGCTACTGTATCTATACTATTGATACTATTATTAACTCTTAGTATCTCAGTTAAGTGATTAGTGAAATTAGTAAGTTCTGTAGGTATCTCATATTTCACAACTTTGATCTCAGGTGTAGAAGAACCTGATCCTGTCCCAATAGGGGCTAATGCTGAACCACCAGGAGTACCTGGTAAACCTATAGCTGGCATTATTAGTAAAATCCTTTCTTAGTTTCTAGTGTAGATAGCATATCTTGATCTAATGCCCAAGAATGCTGTTTGGCTTCTTCTAGTTCTCTGACATAGTTATTAACTATAGGTCCTTCTAGTTGCTTGAACCCATCTATGCTTCTGACAACTTTTAAAGCAACTAAAGCGTATAGTAATCTAAGCAGTTGGTTTGGTAAAGGAAACTCTGTAGATCCTACATTATCTGTTGTGGAGACTAATTCAGGAGCTATTTTCCTATACTTAACATATAGAATATCTCCCTCTTTATTGTTTGGTAAGTATATGGTCTTAGGATCGATTAGAAAGGCATTCTTAGCATTTAAGACATACTCTCTCTGTTTGCTATCAGTAACATCTAGTATCTCTAAGACTTCTTCACTTTGGACTGATCTTATCATACTATCTCCTTAAACCATAATCAGCAACTATTGTATCTAAAACTTCGTTAGGCTTATCCTTAGCTTTCTCAGCTTCTCTGATACTCTTCGTAGTAGCTAATATCACATTGCTATCCTTAGTTAGTCTCTTAGTAGCTACACCATTCACATCATACGTAAAGTTATCATCCATATTTAGCTCTAAGCTAAATACTCTGCTATCACTAGGTACTGCTATGATTGCTTGATCTGTACCTAAGTTAAACTCTGCATATATCTCATTGAGAGCTTGATTAACTACAGGTATAAGTCCTTCACTGCTCATAGGCTTACCTGCGTAAGCTGAGATATTAACCATTAGATGATCTTGTATATTACTCAACACTTTGTCTATCTGCATTCATATCCTTTCAAAAGATTGTATTTGATCCATATTTGCTAAGAGTATCATAATCCTCGTAGAAAAGCTGTTCATCAGCATCTAATGATCTAGCTGCTTCACTAGGGGCATATATGTCCATCATCTGTAGCATAGAGATAGTATCTAACACATCATCGTGTCTGCTCTTAAAACCCATTTTAGAAGCCTTAGAAGCCTCGTCAATGAACTCTTTACCCCAAGCCATATCTTTCATCCTATTAGCTACCCAAACGTTTCCTTGCTTGAAATTAGGCACAAATAACAAGAACCTAGAGAACTTATCTCCTACAGGTCTAATACCTTCTCTACCACCATTGTTTGAACTAGCTAAACTGAAGTAGATATTCTTCTTAACCATCTCGTCTCTGATCCAGCTAATGAACCCTGCTTGCTGTCCTGTAGCTTCTATACCTACACTCAGAGGACTATACTTCTGACATAGCCTAAATAGCTCCTTAATGAACTTACTAACCTCTACCTTATCACAGAAACCATCTACTGCCATATACTGCTTCTGACTATTAACAGCCCATACTGTGATCACACTGTAATCACTACTATCCTTTACAGTAGTAGCCAAATCCGTAGTTATGTAGAAGTTATAGCTAAACTTGTTCTTAAATACTTCTTTCTCGTCAAACCACTTAGTATCATCATCATTGAGTAGCTTATCCTCGTCAGAAGTAACCCTTAGCATAAGCTCCTGATTGAAGTTCTCTGGTCTCTTCATAGCTTCAGCTTCTTGATACTCCCTTAGCACATACTCGTAAGGAAACCTATCTTCCCAGCTACCTTTAAACTCCTCTTTAGTGCAAGGAAACTTCTCACATACAGGTATAGCTGTAACCTTCCAGCTACCACTCTCAATAGCCTTATACAGAGGATCTTTAGCGTTAAATGGAGTACCTACCCATACTATCTTCTGATTAGTAGGATGTAGAGCCTTAGATACAGCCTTATAAACTATGTCCTCTATGTTCTTGATAGTAGTCTCACTCCTAGCATCCTCATCGCTCATAATGTCATCTAAAAAGGCTACATTAGGTCTCTGACCTAGTTCTCTAGTACCCCTCACTCCAGTACCTACACCATATCCTCTAACTACTAACCTATCTCCAGCTACATTCTGAAACTCTAGCCTTATATCCGTGAACTTTCTACCACCAGCATTATCATCCCAGTTCTCTTCTCCTACACTACCACCATTCTCTACACCTAATCTAAGGCTCTTATTTGGTATCAATTTCTGTAAGAAAGGGCTATTGTCATACTTAAACTGGATATTCTTTCTAAGGGTCTTTACACCATTAACTATGCTATCAGATACATACATAATAAATGATACTTTACCAAAACCTGGTATCTTACCGAATGCAGCAGCATAGAGGATAATATACTCAATAAGGCTACTTTTAGCAGCACCACGATGACATACAAGTATATCTCTAGGTGTCTTATTCAGAATGGTATCTAGCATCCTTAGATGAACTAGAGGAGTAGTATTCTCCTCCATACCATTATTAACCTCTTTAATAAAGTTTACGATAGTTAAAGCTTCTTTACTAGGTACATAGTCCTTGAAGCTATAATCTACCTCATTCAGATACTGATCCATAGACTTTGCCATCTTTAGCTCCCCATCTAGCTTGTTTAAATGTAACTACGTCATCTCTTACTCTCTTAGGTATCACTAAGTAAGGATTGACATCATATACACCATTACTGCCTTTAATTATACAAGATTGTTTCATAATAGCTAGAATATTCGTAGCTGTTGATAAGCTAACGTTATACTCCTTAGCTAAGTCCTGATAAGTAAGTTCTAACTTAAACTCCTTATCTATCTTCTCAGTAAGTATATCTAATATGATATATACTTGAGTAACGCTTTTACACATTAGCAAGGTTTCCTTTAGCTCCTGCATATATACTAATTGGTAGCCTGGTGCTTTAAGGTTCTTAGACCTTACTATGAACTCGTCTTGAGCTATCATCTCGTTTGTCTCAGCATCAAATCTTGATACTAACTTATGTTGTTCTATTGCCATTGTTTTCTCCTTCATCTTATTACTCGTAAGATATCATCTTACTATTGGTAATATCTTACTACTAATAAGATATTTTGTCAAATATCTTACTGCCAGTAAGATGGACAACTACCTCTAAGTCAGCTACTACTAAGCATTTAGAGCATTTTTGAAATATATGTTCTATATATAGTAATATAAAAGAGAAGGATTAGAAACTAACAGAAGCTATCAGAAGCTAATGGAGGGTATGATTCGATGCTTCGCATCGAAGCAGGAGAACCTAATACAATCATTTGCAGGCTCATAGAGCAACGATCTCCTTCTCAGAAGCTAATTATACTTCCTAGCATCTAATTGCTCTCAGAGAGGCTCTAAATGACTTTAAACCTATAAGTTTGTCTGCCACTGAAACTAGGGAGATATGTTTGCAGACACTGATGAACCTCACTGAAGCTAATGGTAACTAATGGAAGCTAAG